CGAAAGGTGCAGGGTTGGATCAAGACCCAGAAAGAGTTGTTATCATCCGCACGTCAATCCTTACGAAGGAAAGAAAAAGGCGCGGAGTCTCGTGTTGCAAACCATCAAGCATACATCCGAAACCTAGAAACCTATTTACGAAGTGGTGACTATGTTGACAACTTCTATGGTGAAATGGGTGAACATCAAATCAAGTGGCGATGTGTTGCACCTGCATACGATGCAGAAGGGATGGTTAAGAGATCCCATGGAGTCTTCTATAATGATATAGGAACAGTTTACTTGGGACAAGAGGAGTTCGCGTAATGTGGAAAGTTGTTGCAGAGGTTTTTGGGGATGATGGTTACGTACTTGAAAACCCCAACCTAACTTATGAAGAAGCGAAAGTTAGGCATAACGAGTTGTGGAATACTAATCGATACGGTATGGTCATAACACAAAAGATGAAACAAGGAGACTAGATGTCAGAAATAGAAGAGCAGTTTTTATCTAAATCAAAATTCTCTAAACTAATAGAAAAGACAGTCATTGAAAAATCTATTGGTTATATGGAAGCCATCCTACTGGTTTGTGAAAAGAACAAGATCGAACCAGAGGATGTTCGCAAATTTGTCTCACCAATTATTCGAGACAAGTTAGAAGCAGAAGCGATGGAGTTGAATTTGTTACCGAGAGGTAATGCAATCGACTCTTCGCTTTTTGTATAAATAAACTTTACAATACAATATAAATGTGTTATAATATTTCAGTTAATACTTCAGTAAACATAAGGACAATATGATGTCATTCGAAAATCTAAAACGCAACCGCGACCAAATCTCAAAACTCGTACAAGCAGCAGAGGCTGCAGGTGGGAGTGCTCCAGCAGAAAAGAAAAACTACGGTGATGATCGTATCTGGAAACCAACTGTCGATAAGGCAGGTAATGGTTATGCAGTACTACGATTTCTTCCTGCAACCGAAGGTGTTGAACTACCTTGGGTTCGTTATTGGGATCATGGGTTCAAAGGCCCAACTGGTCAGTGGTATATTGAAAACTCACTAACATCGATTGGTCAAGCAGATCCAGTCGGTGAGTTAAACTCACGTCTATGGAATTCTGGTATCGAGGCAGATAAAGAAACTGCACGTAGACAGAAACGTAGACTACATTACGTTGCAAACGTTCTGGTAGTATCAGATCCAGGCAACCCTTCTAACGAAGGTAAAGTAATGTTGTACAAGTTTGGTAAAAAGATCTTTGAGAAAATCATGGATGCAATGCAACCAGACTTTGCAGATGAAAAACCTGTCAACCCATTTGATATGTGGGAAGGCGCAGACTTTAAATTGAAAATCCGAAACGTTGAAGGATATCGTAATTATGATAAGTCAGAATTTACTACACCATCTGCACTCTATGATGGAGACGACTCCAGACTGGAAGGAGTCTATTCACAACTACATAACCTCGGTGAGTTTACCGATCCAAAGAACTACAAGTCATACGATGAACTCAAAGCAAAGTTGATGCGTGTTCTTGGTGAAGAAGCATCTGCAGGTGCACCTACTATGAAAGAGGAAGTTCAGATGAACGAACCTGCGACATATGAAGTTGTACCACCTATCACTAAAGAGGAAGTCGCTGACACTAGTGAAGATGATGACACAATGTCATACTTTGCTAAGTTGGCAAACGAAGACTAATCTACTAGTGCTTTATCTCTAGGATCTATTCTATCAGTACCTGCCGCATACGTGTATGACGAGTTGCTACTTTGATCCTTCATATCGAGAACACCTACGCCCCCAGAGAAACCAGACATATCTGGGGGCAATAAATCTTTCATCACATCTGCATTTCTGCTTCTTTGCAATTGACCAAAGAGACTCTTTGCACCCATAAAAGCATCTGCAGGATCTTTATATACACTTAGAAAATTTTCTAATTGATTTTGAAATAGTGCACCACCAATATTCTGAGATAGTTGGTCAATCACAGCACCATCCATTTCACTCATTCCATCTGCATCAAAACTTGAAAATGGTAACAAACTAGAAGTGTCGTATTTACCTCTTTTATTTCCTACAAATTGTCCCTGTGCATTATAAAGATTTACACCTTGCTTTGCCTTTTGAAAAAACACAGGCGCATCTAAATCTTGATTTTCGAATTCTCTTGTAAAGGATCTGTTATCAAAATCAAAATCATACTTTGTTCTAAGATTTTGTATTATCGCTTTCGCAGTTTGTTTATCATTTTTTGACGATGATTTTTTACTAAGAACTTTCTTGGCTTCTTCAAACATAGCAGACGCTTCTTGATCAGTCAAATTACTTGTCATTGCATCTGTTGCCTTTACTCGTTCATTAAACTCATTTGCTAATTCATTTTGTCTTTTTTGAAAGTAGTTGTAAAGAAGGTAACCACCACCAATCGCAAGTCCTGCAATCGCTGTTACTATTAATCCACCAGGCCCGAACATTCCTAACATAGATAGACTTCCCAAACCACTTGCAACCGTCATACCTAAATTAAGCCAGTCCGTACTATCTATGTTACCATCTGCCAACCCATCAATTGTTTGTACCAATGAATAACCTGCAAGTCCTAAAAGTCCTGCCCAACCAGTAAATCTTAATCCACCCCTTACTATATTCATATTAGGTTTGAATCCTCTTAGGAAACTTCTCTTTCCTGCACTGTCTTTCCGTGGATCAGCACCATCAGCACCACCAATACCCAAAGATTTTCTTATAGCACTAGTAATTAAACTAGGTGCAAAGAAACTTGCTATTGTGCCACCCCACACTGCAAAGTCCTCATTTGTAAAAGGTAATTCAACCCCTAATAGACTTGTCTTTTTCTGCCATGCAGATTCATCATCGTCTTTGTTGGGAAATGTTTTTGCTATTGATTGACTAATAACACTGTACATAAAACCTGCGAATGCACCTTTTCTTCCAAACATGCTACCTAGTAAAGTTGCGTTTAATGTATTGGTAAACATGTCAAGTTGTTCACCTTCAATATCTTTACCAGTCAATCCTTTAAATACAGAAGTAACTATCTCTTCAGAAAATAATGCAACCGCACCTATAAATGGTGCTCTTGCTAGTCCTTTTAAAAACTTTGATCTTACAGCAGAAGAGAGTGCACCTGCACCACCTGCAGCAAACGCTCCAAACATTGCTGTTTCAGCAAGACCACCAAGTCCCTGTAAAAAATTACTAAGTCCACCACCTCCACCTGCAGTTGCAGCAGCAGGTGCTTGAGTGGGGCCTGATTTCATCTTAGCATTTCTTTTTTCTTCTCTTTGTGCTTCGAGATCATCACCACGTGAGGCATTCTGTGCTAAGAAATATTTTCCTAACATCGTATTAAGATCCGCAATACTTCTTTGTACACTCTCAGTTGCACCAAGTGTTGCTTCTTCTATACGAGTATTCATATTATTCGACACTCGTATTTCTTTTATGAGATCCTTTATTGTTGCCTCTGCCATTTTATCTTCCTATTTCTAATGGGACACAGTATGCTTCACCATTTATTTTATTTGCATACTCAATGCACATTTCAAAATCCCAGAACCCTTCATCCATTTCTAATATAGTTTCTCCGTTACCCAGATGAACCAGTATTAAAAACAAATAAAAAATGTTATCTTCCTTGTGTTTCCATTCTCATTTTTTCTTCTTTAATATGATCAACTAGCATGTTTACGTAAACGTCTCTTTCCCATGGTATCATCATGTCTATCTCATTTAGGGAGTATTTGTGATGTTGCATTAGGTCAAAGTTAGTTTTGTAGTGCACCATCAAACTGGTATGAGATAGACAAATTAGAAAAAAGACTGCATACCCTCCAATCGTGATTCATTATTATGACCACATGATGAACATTCAAATTTAACAGTATGCCTTATAGATGGTTGAGACTCTATCCATTCTCTAATCTTATCAAATTGTTCATTTGACATGGACTCAACAAACTCTATTTTTTCTTCTTCGTTCACATCTTTAAATTCTATTCTTTCTTCTTCTGTCAATACTGCAGAAATAGAAGAAGTAATAATACCAAATATTTTTTCTATATCTGTTGTTTGTGTGGAAATAATTTTTTCATTATCCGCAATTTCCAAGTAACTTGGTGCTTTCATTTCTATAGAGATATTATCATTTAATTTAATTTTTGATTCTGGAACTTTTCCATCAACTTTTATTTCATTTAAATTTACTTCTACTTCATTTACTTCTTCACAACTTTGACATGCTATACCAACATTTGTTTTTTCACCAACTGATTTAGCACGTATCTGTAAAAACAGATATTCAACATCATAAGATGTTAGATTGTGCCACATCCTATGGTCTTGTTTAGTATCAGTGCATGACACCACAGTTTCCAATATTGCATTAGCAATTTGTTTTGGATCTTGTGACTCCATTGCAATTAACAATATCTTTTCTTCCTTCACTACAAAAGGTCTTACTCTGACCTCTTCTTTTATTGATGGTATAGTTACCGAATACTTCGGCATATCATTCAGTCTTGGCAATGCCATAATTTACTCCTAAGATAATAGAGACCCAAATCCACCACTAACTGAGATGAATCCTTGTGGATCATTAATCGCTTTCCATCTTGTATAAGATAACTGTACAGTCACCTGTACCAGTCCATCCAATTCATTGTTCAATTCAATAGCACTTACGGTTGTTGGAAAAGCGTCAACCAAAAGCA